TTGGTCAAGAGACTTTAGAAAAACAACAAGTTGGTTCTACATGTGGACTTGTATTAGCACAAGGTCCAGATTGTTATAACGATAAAGATAGATACCCTGAAGGTCCCTGGTGCAAGACTGGTGATTGGGTGATCTTTGCTCGTTATGCAGGATCCAGAATTCAAATTGACGGGGGTGAAGTACGTTTGCTGAATGACGATGAAGTACTTGCAACTATAGATAACCCCGAAGATATACTTCATCAATACTAAACATAGAAGGAGAACACTATGCCAGATACAGATGATCTGAAACAAAAAGTTGAACTCGATACTTCAGGACCAGCAATGGATGTTGATGTTCCTGAAACTGCAGAGGAAAACTTAATAGAAGAGAAAGAAGCTCCTGTTGAAGAACCAACGGTAAGACCCGTTGTACAAGAGACAGAAGCAAAAACAGAAAGTGTAGTTGAAGAAAAGAAAGACGATAAAGAATTAGAACAATACAGTGATAGCGTTCAAAAAAGAATTGCTAAGTTAACAAAAAAATGGAGAGAAGCAGAGCGTCAAAAAGATGAAGCTCTAACTTATGCTCAAAGTGTTTTAAGAAAACAAAAAGATGCTGAGAGTAAACTATCCAAACTGCAACCAGATTTTGTTGCTGTCACAGAAGAAAGTATCACATCAGGCGTAGCAGCTGCGCAAGCTAAACTTGCAGCCGCTAGAGAAGCAAATGATCTAACAGCTGAAGCAGAAGCTTTAGCCGCTATATCTGAGTTAGGATACAAAAAAGCTAAATTGGCTGAAACTAAAATAGCCCAGGCAGCTTTTGAAAAACAACAATCGGAGAAAAAACCTGAAGTTAATTTAAATAGACAAACAGCAGCTAGAGGAACGCCAGATCCAAAAGCCGAAGCATGGAGTGAGAAAAACACATGGTTTGGTAAGGATAATGCAATGACTTATACTGCATTTGATTTACATAAAACATTAACTGAAGTAGAAGGTTATGATCCCTCAAGTGACGAATATTATGCTGAAATAGACAAAAGAATTCGTTTGGAATTTCCGCATAAATTTGCTAATAATAACGATACGGCTGAAAAAGAAACGACCAAGCCAGTACAGACAGTAGCTTCAGCGAAGCGAAGTACAAGATCAGGTCGCAAAACTGTGAGGCTCACACCATCGCAGGTCGCAATCGCTAAAAAATTAGGTGTGCCACTTGAAGAATATGCGAAACAATTAAACATCACGAAGGAGGCTTAAGCATATGGAAAATAATAATGATAAAAAAACCTCTCGTGCGAGTCAAACTAGAGAAAAAACTTCTCACAAAAAAGTTTGGTCTCCACCATCAGCATTAGATGCTCCACCGGCGCCTACAGGTTTTAGGCACAGATGGATAAGAGTTGAATCCTTAGGATTCCAAGACACTAAAAACGTCGCTGGAAGAATAAGATCAGGATACGAATTAGTGAGAGCTGACGAATATCCAGATACTGATTATCCAATCGTAGAGGACGGAAAATATAAAGGGACCATCGGTGTTGGCGGCCTAGTGCTCGCTAGGGTACCGGAAGAGATCGCGCAACAACGACAAGAATACTATGCTAAACAGCATGCAGAAAAAGTTGAAGCAGCAGATAACGATCTTATGAAGGAAGAGCACCCAAGCATGCCTATCAATATTGATAGACAATCGCGTGTTACTTTTGGTGGCTCAAAGAAATCCTAATTTAGGAATTCACAAACCATCGAGATAACATAAACCCGTACTGGAGGCCCTTCGGGGCAGGTACATATAATAGGAGGCCTCTATGGCAAAAACAAACAAAGACGCTGCTTTTGGCTTAAGAGCTATCGGCAAAGACGCGGTTTCAGCAACAGCGGCTGGTACAATTCACCAAGCTGCAGCTTCTGAAGCTTTCCTTCTTGGATCACTCAATGGTGTCTTTTACACTGATCCAACAACTAGTAAGCCTACGTTTGCTAATAACTATCCGGGTTCAATCGCGGCTAGTGATATCAAAGCTTTCGTAGCTGATGATCCGTATGAAAGATTTGAGATTCAATCGAACAAAGCTACTGCGCACGCGCAGACAGATGTGTTCAAGAATTTCAACATCGAAGTAACAGCTGGAGATTCTGCGAATAACGTTTCAAAATCGGAACTAAATCACAGTACATCTACAACTGGTACGGCTCAATTAAAAGTAACAGGTATCTCAACTGATGTAGAGAACAATACAGTTGGCGCAGCTAACTTAAACTTTGTTGTTATGATCAACGAGCACCTGTATAACGCTAAAAATAACGGTATATAATAGTTAGAATAGGAGAAAAAACATGGCTATATCACGAGGACAACTAGTTAAAGAACTAGAACCAGGCCTGAATGCACTATTCGGACTGGAATACAAACGTTATGAGAATCAGCATGCTGAGATATACGTAACAGAAACTTCAGACAGGGCGTTTGAAGAAGAAGTTATGTTATCTGGTTTTGCAAATGCTGCAGTTAAACCGGAAGGTTCTGGCGTAGTTTTTGACAATGCTCAAGAAACTTACACAGCTAGATACACTATGGAAACTGTTGCGCTTGCGTTCGCGATCACTGAAGAAGCGATCGAGGACAACTTGTATGACAGACTTGCGTCTAGATATACAAAAGCATTAGCTAGATCCATGGCGAATACTAAACAAATCAAAGCAGTAGATCCGCTTATCCAAGGTTTACCAACTACGGATAATTTTGATTCTGGAGACGGTGTTTCTTTATTTAACACTGCTCACCCAACAATCGCGGGCACTGTATCAAACACGTTAGCAACTCAAGCTGACTTGAATGAAACTTCATTAGAGCAATCATTAATCGATATTGCTGCAATGACAGACGAAAGAGGTCTAAAAATTGCTGCAAGAGGTGTTAAAATGATCGTTCCAAGTGAACTTCAATTCACTGCTGAAAGACTTATGAAGTCTCAAGGTAGAACGTCAACTGCTGATAATGACATTAACGCAATCGCGTCAATGGGAATGATTCCACAAGGTTACAGAGTTAACAACTTCTTAACTGACACGGATGCGTTCTACATTATCACTGATGTGCCTAACGGTATGAAGTATTTCGAAAGAACTCCAATCAGAACAGCGATGGAAGGTGATTTCGATACTGGAAACGTAAGATACAAAGCTAGAGAAAGATACAGATTTGGTGTATCTGACTACAGAGGTATCTTTGGTGTTGAAGGTGCGTAATACTTAAAAAATTTGAGGCGGGCCACAATCCCGCCTCATTTTAAAGATAGAAAGAATAATGACTAAAATTCTAGTAAATATCTGGGCTTATGAACATCACGCTAAATTTATTGTTGAGTGTGAAGATAACTCAGCCTCACTAGAAAAAGCTATACTTGACAAGTTGGGAGAAAAAAGTATAGTTTGGGAAAATCTTGGAAACTCTTATAGTGACAAGATTAACAGAATAACCTATGAGGAGGTTATCGATGGAACAGATGATGCAACACTTGAACGACCTATACTTGAAAAAGAAGGGTCTGGATCTACAGTGGGAGCAAGAGCATCTTAAAGAGGGTAGATATACTCTCAATATGGTTAAGATAGACCGACAAGTTAGAGAAATCTTAAACCATATAAAATTAGCAGAAGCTAAAAAAGAGCATCTAGCTAATAAAGTTGAGGATGCAGCTCCGCAAGTTTCCGTAGCTACTTAATAAAAAGCTACATCGTTGGAAAAATTCCACTCCACACTACAGGCTCTCTTG